CTCTAATTCTTCTGCTCCAGATGTAGATGTGTCTGCAAAAACGTCTAAACCCTTCTCTAGTCTATCAAAATCTGCAAATGTCTTAACTGCTGCTCCAGCAGCAAGTCCTAATGGAAGTGTTAAGTTAGTAGATAAAGTTTTACCTAAATCACGAGCATTATTGCTAAAACTAACTAATTGGCGTTCAACTTTATTGAACTTGGCAACAAACTGTTTGTCATCAAGTCCTAGTCGTATTAGTAAATCTCGAAAGTTCCCTGCCATCTAGCTTTTCTTTTTTAACAATTTTTGGAGAGTCCATTTTCTTCATGAGTGACGAAATCTCCTCTTTGCTTAAATTTTTCTTTTTTAATGTTGGCTTTTCCCAACTAAACTCTCCTAATTCTTTAGGATTCTTAATGCTCTTGCCCTTCGGCAAATGAACATTAATATTTAAAGCTGCATTATACCTTGCAATCTCGTATTGATTTTTTATATTCTCAAACCTTGCGTTCATCATACCTATAATAGCATTTGTAGCCATTCTAAAGTCTGCATCATAAAAGTCATCAATACTCCATCCTAATTCTCCTAGCAATTTTCTTTGTAACCAATCCTCTGTTATTGGCTCTTTCTCGCCCTCGTCTGTCTTTTTTTTTGCTCTCCATCTCCTTGCGGAACACTATCATTAAAGGCTGAAGCTATCTGTTCTATTGCCTCTGGATAGTCATCTAAAAAATCAAAGAAATCAGGATCAAACTCCATATCAAAATCTTTCTTTGCTTTTCTATGTCCCTCCTTTAATCCTAAATAAAACAACTTCATTTGCCCCTCTAACCCAACTTCAGATATTAACTTTTCAATATCAATATTGGAAGAACCCTCTTTAGTAAACTCTTTTTGAAATTGTAAAACAACTCGCAAATTGAATGATACATAGAGAGTTCTTCCAGGTATTTTTAGTTCTTTGTACATTTGTCTTTTATTTTAATTAAACTACAGTTCCTACAGTTACTGCACCACTTACTTCAATTGTTCCATCAAAAGCAACTTCAGTATCAGCAGTAGCAGTTTGACTTAATGCAGTAATATAACCACTACCGCTTAATTGTACATCTCCGCTAGTAGAAGTAGCCATTACCCAATAAATCTGTGTTCTTCCATTAAAGTAACCCAATAATCCACTCATATTATCTTCTGATGCAGTTTCATCATATCTGACTAAACCACTAAAAGAAATTGAAGCAGACTTTGTTTTAGGGAAGATTTCTCTCCATCCTCCACTTCCACTATCTTTTGTTGTAATATCAGTTACGTCTAAAGAAAATGAAATTGAAGATTCAGTAGCGTGAAAGATTTCTATCTCACTACCTTGTGTGCTACTTAAAGTAAGCCGTAGCAATGTTCCATCTATAAATCCAGTACTTGGCATAATTTTTTAATTTAATTTTCTAATCTAATTCTATAAGATAACTCTATAAAATGGACATCTATGTCAAAATCGAAAAACTCTTCTTCATCAAGATACCCAATTCTTTTTACTGTAACACCTTCAACTGTGCCACTATAGTTGTTTATTGCATTCTTTACCGCATCTGTAATATCCCTTAATGTATCATATTTTCTACTATACACATTAATATACGCAATAAAAGAAACGTTATCAGCAATTCCATTCTTTGTTACAACTGGATCTGAACTTCTAGTCTTATATACAATAAAGGGAAATTCAGTCTTATCTGGAGCAAACGATGGATATACTTTATTCGTTCCCATCAATGTGGTTAATGCAGAATCTGCACTCAATAAACTATATAATACCTTCCCTATCTCCATCACTTAAACTTTAATCTTGTTTTAGCCTTTGCCCAAACTTTAACCGTAGCAAGTTCCATCGCCCTCAATGATTGTCTACCAGCTTTGGCTATTGTTGGCATAATTACTTTCTCTCTATATTTCTTTGAGTTACTGTCTTTACCAAAAGCCATGTGAGCATAATATCCATCCGACCTTGGAACAGTAGTTCCATATATTAACTGTTTAATTCTAGCAAAATTAGCACCCACAAATGTGTCTGTTGTACGCTTTAACCTTTTCTGTGCTACTCTAGCAAAACTCTTTTGCAAGTTGCCAGGTATATAGTATGCTTGAATCTTTTTCTTATAATATCTTGGATTTTGAAATGGATGTCGATGTTTGTCTGGATGTTCACGCTTTGGAGTAATTCTACGACCAGCACTAACAAGTGGTTTAGCAGCACCAAAAGTTACTTTACGTTTTTCGGTTTTAGTCATAAATTTACTGACTTCCTTCAAACGCCTATTTAAGTCTTGTATGCCTATAACCTTAATACTCATAGTTAATGCACTCTAATATCATATAATCCTTACTCTCCTCTCGTATTGCTACTATATTAAATATGTTCTGTGAAGAAGCCATCGTTAAATCCACTAACCTCATTTCTGTCGACAATCCAGTTCGTCTACGGATTCTATAAAATACAGATGTTGTCGCTACTTTTTGTTGTTCTTGCGACTTTTCATCCGTTCTCGTAATACGGAAATCAGCTTCAGCATATAAGGTAATATAGTCGCTAAAAGTGAAATCAGTTTCGCCATAAGAGTTCCTTGTTATCGTTCTTTGTTGAATTTTAACTTTACGGTTAAGGTTGCCAATCTTTTCACTTTTTAAATACCTCATCAGTAGCCTATTCCCATTCCGTACTTAATATTGTCCAAAATAACTCTACTTGCAGTTGGAAGTGTAGCCAAGTGATCCGTTCTATTCTCGTAATACGTTGCAATTAAATATCGCATCGCTTGAAGAATATTCCCAGGTACATCAGAACCAGCATCTCCATAACCAGCAATATAAGTAACGGTTAAAGCATTAATCTCATCTTGAATTGAGGGCCATGTGTAACCATTCTTTAATCCAATCCGAGCAACTGGTCTATGTGTATCTACAACGTACTCACTTGCACTCCATGTTTGACTATCTCCATCTGTATCAATGTAAGTAATACTAGTAACACTCTGAACTGGATTAACCCCAAGATTAAAGTTTTGTCGAACTTGGTAATCCCTTACATCAATATAATCCCACTTCTCTTGTATCGTTTGTGTAATTAATGCAGTCGATAGATACGTTTCTATATATTGCCTAACAGAAGTAATAATGGCAGTAATAAGCGTATCATCATCAGTATAGCTATCTTCTACTTTTAAATAGTTTTTAGCCTCACTTAATGTAATTGGTTCTGATGCTGGTACACTTATTACTTTAAAAAATGCCATTACTTACTTTTTTTACGACTAACAGTAGTTTTACTTTGAGTCTTAACTGTTTCTGTTTGCTTATCACTAGAGAATCCAACCGAAGAAGATTTAGACTCAACAATAATTGCAATGCCTTTACCAACCAAATCTTTAGCAATATCATCTTGCACTAACCCTTCTTCTCCCACGTTATAAGCTAATTTGTGTGTGCCAGTAGGACTCTTTAAAAACTTTACTTTAGTCATAATCTATTATTTATGCAGTCAAATCAATATCCTTAATCGCAGCAAAGTGTGATGGCCATCTCAATCCCATATCCCACCAGCTATTTACTACCATAGTAACTACTGCATTCTTGGATAAAGTATAAGGATCAATCACGATGTCCAATCCACCAAACTGTGCTATATATAAAGCATTAAATGCTCCATAAATCATCGCAGAACAAATACCATCAGCAGTTCCTTTTGTCAAATCAGATGGTACGTTGGTAGAAATCATAGAATTGTAACCGTTAACTAAACCACGAGGCATCTCTCCAGCACCTACCGCACTATCAGTATAGATAAATTGAGCAGTATTAGTAGCCTTTTCAGTAGTCTTTAATTTGCCTCTAACTTGTGGGTTAGTGATGTAAGCTAATCTACCAAAATCTGCATTGTCGATTGCTACTTCCTTCTCCAAGTCTACAACGTGCTGAAAAGTAACCGCACCTCCATTAGTTCCAATTGCAACTACACCAATTCCACCATCGTTTAAGATACCAGTAGGTTCTCCACCAGTTCCAGCACCATTAATAGCAGCAGCATCAACCGCATTTTCAATTGCTCTTCTAATTTCTTCCATTACAATTGCCTCAACGTCTGGAGTAGACTGTAACATCAACTGCTTACTAATATCTGTGAATGCTCCCAATCTGTTAGGAGATAAATCAAGAACACTAAAAGTTGAAACTGCTTCTGCGTTAGCATCATTTTCTCCTCCTTCCCATGCAACACTAACAGTCGAGTTTTTAGTAAATCGTAAGTTAGAAGTAGCACCTCTAATAACAGTAGCACCAGCTTGTTCAACTACTGGGCGAGGTCTTAATGGAGCAATGTGTCCAGCAAAATCGGTAAACACACCATATCCACCATCTCCACTTGTTGTTACGTTTTGAGATGGAGAAGTAGCAGTTCTGTTCATTACGAATCCTGGTACTGCAACGTTACCACTTAAATCTTGTCCAAAAGAACGTGCTTCTCTCTGTGCTTCCTCATACGCTTCAGCTTCTGCTCCAGACAATGATTTACCAGTTGCAGCAGAATTAATTGCTCTTAAAATAGAGAACTTCTCGGTAAACCTTTCTTCTTCAGTAGGCTTAACTACATTACGTCTAACGTCACTATTCTTCTTAACCTCAACTTTTTCTTGAGATTCAACAAACTCAACGTTAGCAATTTGAGAGTTCAAATCCTCGATTTCTCTCTTTAAATTGTCAGAGTTGGTTTTACCTTCTTCAGTATTGAATTTATCTGAATTTATGAGTGAACGCAACTCTTCTACTTTCTGCGATTTTAATTCTCGCAACTCTACACTTTTTTTCATCATTAAATATTTTCTATTACAAATAATTCAAGTTCTGCTTTTGCTTTTAGCAATTCAGCATCATCTTGTTTTCTTTCTTCTGGCTTAATATCTTCTTCAACCTTTCTGTTTAAATGACTAGTAACTGCATCAAATAAGCCTTGGCTTCTGTTTTCAGCAGTTGTCATTGGATAGGCTGGATTAATTACTGGGCCCATTTCATATATTTTAGTTATACGTTTAGGAGTAGCTTCTAATGAGCCATCTCCTCTTTCTATAATGTCATATCCTTCCTCTGCATCTATTGTAAAAGTAAAACTACTTCCACTAATCTCTTTTCTTTGTAGATGCGTCAATAAATCATCCCCAGCTTGTGTTGGAGGTGCTTCAAAAGAGTAAAAGACTCCCTTATCATCAATACTTAACTGTAAAGTGTTTGATGTAGTTCTGCCCATTAGTTTTTCAAAGTTATGATTAAAAGCTGCAATCACATCTGTCATATCTGCCTCCTCAATTGATTGTCTAGTGATTCGCTCATAAACCTTGACAAAACCATTACTTCTGTCATGAATTACTAATGGAAGAGAATCAGAGTTAAACACTATACCGTAACCACTTACTCTTCTATTTCCACCTACAGTTATTGCAGAACGCTGAATAGAACTACCCTTAATCTCTCTTATAGACTTTGGCTTCTTGTAACCGCTTTCATCTATTTGCTCAACCACATCTTGATCATTACCTCCATTCGTGTCCTCATATCCATCGACTTCTTCATGCGGTTTAGAAAACTCAATAATGTAGCTATCTTCCGTTTCAACCACATCTTTAATGTGTCTTTCATTTAATGTTGTATTTAAATTTAACTCCATGTTTCTTTCGTTTTCTGGTA